AGGGTCACAGTTACGAAGTAGGATACAAGTTTAAGTTTGATGCTGTAACAGTTAAAGGTAAACTGGAGACCAAGGACACTGGCGATGCTAAGACCAAGGTTGAAACTGAAATAAGATTTAATTTTTAAGGATATATTATGCCAGGTATTGTAATCGCAATGATGTTAATCGGAACTGTTCTAGTAAATGACAGCAACCGAAAACTAAATGAAAAATGTGCTCAAGAAGTATTAGACGGTGTTGCTGAGTCTCATCAGGAATGTCGCCGATACTATATGTCTAAGTAGTATATCAGTTTAGAGGGTTCTGATAAAAAAATCCTCGCCCCCCTTGACATCCTCCCCAATCTCTTGTATAATTACGACATGACTAAATTTTATACCCATGTTTCGCGCAAAGGTAACCTAATCTATTATCGTGGATACGAGAATGGAGAACGAGTTTCCGACACAATCCCTTTCAAACCTACACTCTATGTGAACTCTGATAAACCCAGCAAGTTCCGTAGTCTTTATGGTAAGAAGGTTTCTCCCATGCAGTTTGACTCCATGCGAGATGCAGGAGACTTTCGCAAACGGTATCAGGGAGTTCAAAACTTCCCTGTTCATGGTCAGGACAACTTTCAGTTGCAGTATATTGCTGAGAAGTTTCCTGGTACTATCAAGTATGACACTGCTGATATCAACACCTTGTATATGGATATCGAGGTTCAGTCTGATCAGGGTTTTCCCAGTCCAGAAGAAGCATCACAACCTGTGACTGCGATCTGTGTCAAGTCAAGCAAGTCTGATACGTTCTATGTGTGGGGTCTGCATGAGTACAATGCCGAACAGAACGAGAATAAAGTCGAGTTCTTCCGGTGTGATAGTGAACTAAATCTTCTACGCTCTTTCATGTCGTGGTGGAGTTCGAAGGTCAACACCCCCGACATCATCACAGGTTGGAACGTAAACCTATTTGATATCCCTTACCTCTATCGCAGAACCTTGGCAATTGCTGGCAAAGAAGTAGCAGATAAGATGTCACCGTGGGGTCATGTGAAAGAACGCCATGTCCGAACCCTTGGTGGTAGAGAGCAAGTTGCCTATGACCTCGATGGCATTAGCATCCTTGATTACTATGACCTGTTCAAGAAGTTCACTCTGAACACCTATGGTCAGCAAGAATCATACAAGCTGGACCACATTGCCAATGTTGTTCTGGGTGAGCGTAAGTTGTCCTACGAAGAGTTCGGTAACTTGCATACCTTGTATAAGGAAGATTACCAGAGGTTCATCGACTACAACATCAAAGATACTGATCTTGTTGAACGCCTTGATAAGAAACTCAACATCATCAAACTCATTTGTTCTATGTCATACAATGCGAAGTGTAATCTTGTGCAGTCACTTGGCACCACCGGCATATGGGATGCGGTAATCTACAACGAACTTCTCAAAGATAACGTTGTTATTCCTGCTCGTATCGATCAAGGTAAAACTAAGATCGCGGGTGGGTATGTCAAAGACCCAGCAGTAGGAGGACACGATTGGGTGTGCTCCTTCGATTTGAACTCTCTATATCCGAACATCATTGTTCAGTATAACATGTCTCCCGAAACACTTGACATGGATGGTGAAAGTGTTGCTGCTAACGGCACACGATATAGAAATGATGTGGAAGGTATCATTCCCAAGGTTATCAAAAAGTTCTACAACAATCGTGTTACGATCAAGCAGGACATGATCAAAGCAAAACAGCAATACGAGAAGACCAAAGACCCCAAGTTAGAAGGTGTCATTGATACCTTGGACACTGAGCAGACCGGTATCAAGATTCTTATGAACTCTCTCTATGGTGCGCTGGCAAACCAGTACTTTCGTTACTTCGATCTTCGTATCGCAGAGGGCATTACTTTGTCTGGTCAGCGAGCAATCAAGTGTGCAGAGAAAGCAGTGAACGATGAGATGCAAGAGATACTGGGCGACAAGCAGGACCATGTCATTGCGATTGATACTGACTCGGTGTATATCAACATGTCGGGTCTGGTCAAGATGCATGCTCCCAAGAACCCAGTCAATTTTCTAGACGGTGTCTGCCAGCACTTCGAGAAGGTCATAGCAAAAGCATATCAGTCTCTCGCAGATGAGACAGGTGCCTATGAGAACCGCATGGTGATGAAGCGTGAGGTAATTGCAGACCGTGGTATCTGGATGGCAAAGAAACGCTACATACTAAACGTTCACGACAGTGAGGGTGTTCGCTTTGCCGAACCCAAGTTGAAGATGATGGGCATCGAAGCAGTCAAGTCAAGCACTCCACAGGTTGTGCGAGACAAGTTCAAAGAACTGTTTGAGATTCTGGTCAAGGGTTCAGAACAAGACACTCAGAAATTCATATCTGATTTCAGATCATATTTCAAGACGCTTCCGGTTGAACAGATCTCGTTTCCACGAGGTGTCTCTGACGTGAATAAGTTTGCTGATATCCGAACCATCTACGGTAAGGGAACTCCGATACACGTGCGAGGTGCTCTGTTATACAATCACTTCCTAAAAGAAGACGGGTTGACACAGAAGTATGAATCGATCAAGGACGGCGAGAAGATCAAGTTTGTCTATCTGAAAGTCCCTAACCGACTGAGAGAGAACGTCATTAGTTATTCGGGTCAGTTGCCACCAGAGTTCAAGGTGCATCCCAAGGTTGACTACGACAAGATGTTTGCCAAGACATTCCTTGATCCGCTAGACCCTATCCTGAAAGCAGTTGGTTGGACGGCAGAACCAGTTGCTACCTTAGAAGCATTTTTTGCTTGACAGCACAGTCAAAATAACATATAATAAGACCATGTATTCAGTAACTATATTCAAAAATACTTTCGATAACAAAACGCATCGCAGAGTCACACATGATTCTTGGGATGCGTTCGAGCGTATGTTTTTGAATCTATCTAAAAAGGAAGGGAACAAAGGTGGAAATAATTCTAGTCCTCTTATTAGTCCTGCTATCTACCACGAAGGTGGGACAAGGTCTAATAAAAATGTTGTGGAGTGGGGTCATTGGTGTGCTATGGATATTGACGAGTTTGATCCTCTTGATGATCTTAGTGAAACACTTCAACATATCTGTGGAGAGTATAAATTCATCTGTTATTCAACCGCTAGTAGCACTCCTAAGCAACCCAAGTTTAGATTGGTTTTCCCGACTACGACCTGCGTAACCGCAGAGAACATTCCGCACTTCTGGTATGCACTGAACGAACGGTTCAAAGCATTGGGTGGTGATGAACAGACCAAAGATCTATCTCGGATGTATTACGTCCCAGCTCAATACCCTGATGCGTTCAACTTCTATTTCACTAACGATGGTAAGGACATCGACCCAACCGAATTGATGGAAGCATATCCTTACTCGAAACCTAGTGGTGATAACTTCCTAGATAGACTACCGGATTCGATGAAAGAAGAGATTCTGAATTACAGAAAGTCTAAACTTAGTAGGGATGTGTCGTGGACTTCATATCGAAACTGTCCCTTCTTCCCTAGACAACTAGGTGTTGAGTATATGACCATAACCAAAACTGGTTGGTACTCTAAATTATATCAGATCATGATTGCAATTGCAGGTAATGCGTTGAAGAAAAGTTATGATATAACCGCAAAAGAAATTGCTGATATGTGTCGAGAGCTTGACAATGAAACAGGACAGTGGTATGATAATAGACCACTAGAACGTGAAGCAGATCGTGCAATTGAATATATTTACAAAAACTTATAAGGAATAAAACATGAGTGATGATAATGTTGTAGAAATTGACTTTGATGAAGACATCGAAGAGACTCTTGACACTGGCGAAGTTGATCTTCCGTCGATGGAAGATAATGCCTCTAATGCAAATAGTAAGATTTTACAAGTGGGTGTTCTGGGTGATAATAATATTGCTAAGAGCATCGGTATTATTTTTGGAACGACTAATGATACTAATAAGATTAATGTCCAACAATTTGAGGATATCGATTCTGCGGTTGCAAGCAATAAAATCCACTTATATTTTGTGTGTACGGAACCTGCTTTACTTAAAGATGATGTGATTGATGACGTTGCTATTATTGATATGATTAATAAAATTTCTAATCAAACAAAAGCATCCGTTGTTCTCAAATCAACTGTTGCCTTAGAAACTATTGAAAGTATCTATAAAGTAATTCATGCAGATCGTTTTGTGTATAGTCCAGAAGATACGTGTGATGACAATTTGATTAATATTTTAGAGTCAGAATCGTTTTTAATCGGCGGGACACCTAAGTCTATTGAATCATTCCAGAGATTAGTTAACACTTGTTCGCCATTGGATCGTAAAATGATAGTTTCTAACCCTTACGATATTGCTATGATGAAGTTAACCTTATCTGCATGGAAAGCAGTTGAGCAAACTTTTTGGAATCAGGTATACGACTATGGTAAGGACTCTAAATCTAATTTTAATATGGTTAAAAAAACTATTAGTGCTATAACCAAAGATTCGAGAGACAAGATTCCTACATTTGTTAGAGCAAAAGCAGACGGCAATTCTTTCAAAAAATCTAAAAGTTTTTCGGGTGAGTACACTAATCGAGACGTTAGGATTTTTGCTGGATCAACCGACAGACTTCCTTTACTCGATGAATGTATTAATTATAAAAATCTGAAAGATTAATATGAACGTTGAGATCTGGGGTAAAGATAACTGTAATTTCTGCAGAGCAGCAGTCGATCTCTGTGAGGAGTTACATCTCGACTTTACGTATAAAACTTATAACGTAGACTTCACTAAGGAAGAAATCTTAGCAGAGTTTGTGGGTGCAACTACCTTTCCACAAATTAAAATAGACGGTAATCCAATTGGTGGGTACCAAGAATTAGAGGAAATACTATGTCGCTAATGGCGAAACTAAAAAAGAACTCGAAGATTAAACTGACTGCTCAGATGGACAAGTCAGAGTTTTTCCAAGAGCAGGAAGTAGTACCTACTGACGTGCCCATGATGAATGTGGCACTGACAGGTTCACTAGATGGAGGGATCACAGCAGGACTCACAGTGCTTGCTGGACCATCAAAACACTTCAAGACCTCGTTCGCATTGAAGATGGCAGCAGCATATCTCAATGCAAAACCTGATGCAGTCATGTTGTTCTATGATTCTGAGTTTGGTTCGCCGCAATCATACTTCGACAACTTTGGAATCGACACCTCTCGTGTGCTTCACGTTCCTATCATGGACGTTGAAGAGTTGAAGTTTGATCTCATTGCTCAGTTAGAGGACATGGATAAAGAAGATGATGTGATCATTGTGATTGACTCTATTGGTAACCTAGCATCTAAGAAAGAACTCGAAGATGCCAAGAACGAAAAATCTGTTGCTGATATGTCACGAGCAAAAGCACTGAAAGGTTTGTTCCGTATGACCACACCTTATCTTGCAATGAAGAACATTCCTTTGCTTGCAATCAATCACACGTACAAAGAGATTGGATTGTATCCGAAAGATATTGTTGGTGGTGGTACTGGTATTTACTACTCAGCAAACAACATCTGGATCATTGGTCGTAGACAGAACAAGACTGGTACCGAAGTCATGGGTTATGATTTTGTCATCAAGGTTGAGAAGTCTCGCTTTGTCAAAGAGCAGTCTAAGATCCCTATCACTGTCTCGTGGGAAGGTGGTATCGATGAGATGTCAGGGTTACTTGATGTTGCTATGGCAAGTGGACATGTTATCAAACCATCTAATGGATGGTATCAGAAAGTCAACGAAGAGAAAAAATATCGTCTCGCAGACCTTGACAAAAACTTCTGGTCGAGTATACTAGAAGATCAAGTGTTTCAAGAGTTTGTGAAGAATGCATTCTCCGTAGGGAGTGCAACCATAGATTTAGATATCGAGGTGGAAGGTGATTGATTTAGATAAAGTCAGTGAAGGAATCCATTATGAGTTGATTCCTGTTGAAGATAATCCAAATGAACTTGCTTGGCACGTTAGAATCTTAGAAGGAGACTTTCCGGAGACTGTTATCTCTTTTGGTAACATTGCTTTACATGAAGATGGTGAGAAATTATCGTTTAATTTTGCGGTAATCTCATCACCTGATGATACCTTGACGGAAGAATCCGAAGATCTTCAAGATTTTGCAGCACGTATTTTAGAAGATGTTTTGGAAAGATCTATTAATGATGGAAGACTTGTGACCAATAAGGATGAAAATGCAAAGGATTGATTTCGAAAAGGTGGTTCTAAGAAATATTATTACTAACGAAAAATATATGAGAAAGGTTCTCCCTTTCATACAAAAAGAATATTTTAACGGTGTGTATAGTAAATTATTTCTAGTGCTCGTGGAACTTGTTGCGAAATATAACAAGTTGCCCAGTGAAGAATCCTTTGTTTTGTCTGTGCAAGAACTTAATCTCACCCCCGAGATGGAGCGCCATGCACAGGATATCGTCCCTGACATTTTTGTTCTCAAAGACGAGAATGAAGAATGGTTATTAGACGAGACAGAAAATTGGTGTCAAGAACGTGCAGTTCACAATGCAGTTTTTGAATCGATAGATATAATCGGTGGTAAGAATAGTGAGTTATCCAAGAACTCTATCCCCGATTTGTTACAGAAGGCACTAGCAGTTAGTTTTGATACGAATGTAGGTCATGACTATCTAGTTAATGTTGAAGAGCGGTATGACTTTTATCATGAGCAAGAGGAGCGTATTCCTTTCGATTTGGAATATTTAAACGCCATTACCAAAGGTGGTCTCCCTAATAAGACTCTGAACATCGCACTGGCGGGTACAGGCGTGGGTAAAAGTCTCTTTATGTGTCATCACGCTGCTAGTTGCCTCTCCCTTGGTCACAATGTTTTGTACATCACTATGGAGATGGCAGAGGAGCGTATTGCCGAACGCATCGATGCTAACCTTATGAACGTGCCTATCGATAGATTGGACACGATGGATAAAGGTACCTTCATGAGTAAGGTAAGTGCTATTCAATCTAAGACTAACGGTAAGTTAATCATTAAGGAATACCCAACAGGTCAAGCACACACTGGTCATTTCAGAGCACTTCTAAATGAATTAAAATTGAAAAAGAACTTCACTCCACAGATAGTCTTCATAGATTACCTAAATATTTGTGCGTCATCTAGAATGAAAGGCATGGGCGGTTCTATTAACTCATACTCATACATTAAAGCTATTGCAGAAGAGTTGCGAGGACTTGCGGTAGAGTTCGATCTTCCTATCTTCTCTGCTACCCAGACCACTAGATCCGGTTTTGGTAATTCTGATCCTGGTTTAGAAGATACCTCAGAATCGTTTGGTCTTCCTGCCACTGCTGATCTTATGATTGCTTTGATCTCGAACGATGAACTTGCTGCTTTAAATCAAATGATGGTTAAACAATTAAAGAATAGGTATAACGATCCTAATCATAACAAACGATTTATCATCGGCGTAGATCGATCACGTATGAAATTGTATGATGTTGAACAAGAAGAACAGACTTTAACTCAGGAAGAAGATACCGGACCTGCCTTTGACAAATCCAGAAGCGGCGCAAGAATAAATAGTGAAAAACTTGTAGGGATTAAATTCTAATGGAAGTACCTTTTAACAACAAAAAAATACTTGCTAAATTTGATTATATTGTAGATACTTTTCATAACTTGTGTGAAAAAGACGGCATCGATCTTTCAAATCCGAAGTTGCAATATATTGCCCAGACCACTAAGGTTAGTCAGTATTTAAATGATCCAGAAAAGATTCGTGCACTTGCACTAGAACCAGAATTGCGAAATGGTTACCTACCGAATGCGTTAGATTATAGGGGTTATCCTATTGACTATCGATTCATTAGCGTAGAACATATTAAAAATGAATTAATGTCCAAAGAATGGTTAGACTACTACGAATACGGTAAGTTTGATCTGCCTATTGAAATAGGTACAGCATCATCTGCTCTCTTTGTTCATTACCCTAATAATGGTTTAACAGGATGGCATACTAACTGGAATGCTAATGCTTATCAGATACTGTTTACATGGAGTGAAACCGGAGACGGATTTTTTTCCTATTGGGATAAACAACAAAATAAAGTCGTAACTGTTCAGGATAAACCGGGATGGCAATGCCGATGGTATTATTTTGGCAGGAAAGACGAACCCGAACATCATTGTTGGCACACTTGTTATTCAGGTAATAGTAGAAGAATGACACTAGCATTTAAGTTTAGTAACGAAGGTAAACACAGTGAAAAAGATTCGAATGCTCAACTTCTTAGGGACGAACTCATTGCTGAGATTTCAAGTGACTAATCGCCCGTGGTTTTTTGGTTTATTATTCTGCGTGTTATTCTTGATTGTATCCAGCACGTTACTAGTTTTAGGAGGATCTGATGAGAACCCCAAACCGATTGAAACAACAACGCCGATTGAACCGGCACCTCAAACACTTGAAGAAGAACCAGTCTTTGTACCAAGCAGATCAGGAGATGCAGAGGAAGCTACAAGAGTCCAAGAATTGGAA